CTAGAAAAATTTGAAGAAGAGATTAAAAAATTACCAAAACCAAAGAAATAGTTTGACTACTTGCGGCTATAGGGCCGCATCAGTAATGAATAAAAAGGAATTTAAGGAGCGTCAAAATGGAAAGAGAAGAATTTAAATTAACTATGGAAAGAAAAAAAGTAAATTTAATTGCAAATTGGATATTAAGATTACATATTTATAATGGAAAGATACAAGAAACAGAAGAAACAGTTAGTAAATTATACAAAAAGATTGTTAATTTGATTGGTGCTGAAATCAAATGAACATCAAACTAGACCCTTGGCAAAAAGAGTTCTTAGATTGTAAAGGAGATAAGATGCTTTGTACTGGCAGACAGGTTGGTAAATCTGTAATGTGTGGAAAGGATTGTGCTAAATGGGCATTAGCTAACCCAAACAAAGTAGTATTGATGATTGCTCCTACAGAAAGACAAGCATTTGCTCTATTTGATAAGACTCTTAACGAATTGATTGCTATTAATCGATTATCATTAAAGAAAGGTAGGCTTAGACCTACGAAAACTAAAATAAATTTAAAGAACGGGACAGTGATTTGGTGTCTACCTACAGGATTATCTGGTTTGGGTATCAGGTTCCTCACGGTCCACCGACTATACGCAGAGGAAGCATCTCGAATCCCTGAATTAGTTTGGGACGCCATCACCCCGATGTTGCTTACCACTGGAGGAGAGACTATTTACCTCTCCACGCCTTGGGGTACTTCAGGATATTTCTATGATGTTTTAATTAATAAGAATAATGCCTTTGATAATGTTACCAGATTTCGTAAGAATAGTGAGGATGTGATGAAAGAAAGGGAAATCTGTGAAACATGGACACAATTTCAAAGAGATAAAGCTTTGGAAAGATTATCTGCAGAAAGATTGAGAATGAGTGCTCTTGCTTATGCTCAAGAGTATGAGGGAAAGCCAATGTCAGACTTAAGACAGGTATTTCCTGACGAATTACTAAGAGAAGTGATGATTTTAAATAGAAGAGATACCATACTAAATGGTAGACATTACTTCCTAGGCCAAGATATTGCTGGAATGGGAAGAGATTTAAGCACATGGGTGATATTAGATGGAACTAACCGAAAGAAAATTACGCAAGTGGAATGTATTACAAAGCGCCTTACAAGAACTCCAGAACGAGTTGACACAACTCTTAAGCTTGAAAGACAGTATAAATTCAAAAGAATTGGAATCGACGACGGTGGACTTGGAAGCGGTGACTTTGGATATTTATTACGACACACGGAAACTAAGCGCAAAGTTGAAGGCCTTAACAACGCGAGCAGAGAAGTGGATAGAGAAGGAAAGAAGAGAAAAAGGCTCCTAAAAGAAGATATGTACAATAATTTGCTTGCAATGATGGAACATAAAGAGATAGAATTGCTTAAAGATGATGATATTTTTGAATCTTTAAGGAGTGTACAGTTTGAAATTACTTCAGGAAAGGCCAAATACTTCGGAGAAGACACACATATTGCTGAGGGATTAATTCGTGCTGCATGGCTAGCCCGAAACAAAGGTTTAAATATATATTTATACTAATGAATTAAATGGCAGTTACCGCAATAATGACAACTGAGGGAGAAATTACTTCTAAAGAGGGTGCAAATGTATCCGCTTCACTTACAGACGCCATGCACGACGCTTGGGTACTCCAAGCAGAATCCTTTGTTAATGTATTCATTAGAAAAAATTTTAGCGACGACTACGCCGCCCTTAACGTGGACGTAAAATATATTATTTCCGATGTTGTTTCCTCTATGGTTGCAATTTATGGGATAATGTATGATATGTCAGGATATACTTCGAGAACAGAAGCGGAAGACATGATTAATATTTTAAGAGACGGAATACTACGGAATTTGTCTACACTAAGAGACAAAAAAAATACACGGTTCATGTCTGAAGCTTAAAATGCCACATGACTTTAAAGCAAACCCAGAACTTACTAACCAACAAATGCAATTATATTATATGGAAAGCCCCCATAAGCAAATTACTGAATCTTTTACTGCTACAGTGATCAAAGTTCATGATGGGGATACAATAACTTTGAATTGGACTGAAAGAACTTTTGATTTTCAAGTACGTTTCAGCAACGTAGCTGCTCCCGAACTTAACGAAGATGGGGGAAAAGAAGCTCAAGAATGGTTGGAAAACAGACTTTTAGGGCAAGAAGTTGACATTATTATTGACCCTGCAAACAGGGTGGAAAAATGGGGACGGCTTTTAGGTAGAATCATGCAAGGTGGCGTTGATGTTGGAGAAGAAGAAATATTCCAAGGATTAGTTAAATCTTGGAATGCAAGAAACGAGGGGAAAATTATTGACCCCGTTAAGAGGGAAATATAATGCCTTTAAACTTTCCAGGTTTATTCCCACAAACCAAAGGGCTATTGGTTAATTATGATTGGGTAGATTTAGCAAGCGGAACAGGATACGTTTTATACGATGGTTTCAAACACGTTGATAGTACAGGAACAACATACGCATTATTAGAATCAAGCAAAGCTCCAACAGTATTTGGTCATTTTGATGGTGGAACTACAAACTTTGCTTCTATTTTCTCACAAGTAACAGGCAATAGCGGACAAAGTATAGATTGGGATTTTGACTTAACAGAATTTAAATTTCCAAAAACACTTAAAGGAGACGCTTACTTTAGAATATCTTTAGCAACTATAGGTAATAATATTACCGGTATTGTATGGACAGGAATTATTCGAAAATGGACTGGTTCTGTAGAAACAGACATAGTTTCTGTAACATCTGATACATATACTACTAACAATCCAGACACTACAAGCAGAACACTAAGATTAGTAGTGCCTAAAACACATTTCAAAAAAGGAGAGGTCTTAAGGTTTACACTAAGGCTAACAACATCTAACAATAATGCATATCAAGTGGGACATAATCCAAATGATACAGCAATAAGTATGATGACAGCAGGAAACTCAAGGATGGTTGTAGCAATACCTTACGAAATAACAACATAAAATGCCAGACACAGATATAGCAAGCGCCGATTATGGCGATAAAAAGAACACTATTACCGACTACTCAGTTGACGCAGCTTCCACAGATGGAGCATTTGACCAGAAAGAGACTACTTATGATAATACTAATTGGTCAACACAATTCGGATATTACAAAAAAATACCCGAACTTAAAACTGCTATCGACGCTTTGGCTAGATGGACGATAGGAAAGGGTTTTAAGAGTAATGAAATAACAGAAATGGCTCTTTCAACTATAAAAGGATGGGGAAAAGATACTTTTAATACCATTCTCGAAAATATGATTAGAGTATCAAAGATTGGTGGGGACGCTTTCGCAGAAATCATAAGAAACGAAGAGGGTCTATTAATCAACTTAAAACCATTAGACCCAGGGAGTATGCGAATTGTTGCTAACAGAAAAGGGTTAATAAAAAGATACGAACAAATAGACCGAGTAAAAACAAAAAATACTAAAAGATGGAATCCAGACCAAATATTTCACATATCACGGAATCGTACTGCCGACGAAATACACGGCGAAAGCATGATAGACGCCGTAGAAGAAATTATATTAATGCGTAACGAAGCTATGGCAGATTACAAAAAACTCATGCATAGAAATGTTTTCCCTATAATTAAATGGATGTTAGATACTGACGACGCTACAGAAATTGCTGCATTCAAAGTTAAAGCCGACAAAGCTTCAACGCAGGGCGAAAACATCTTTATTCCCAAAGGCGTTGCCGAAGCCGACGTTTTGGCGGTTGCCCCAAATTCAACACTTAACCCCTTACCTTGGATAAATCAACTTAATGGTTACTTCTATCAAGCGGCGGGCGTACCTATGATTATTGTAGGTGGTGGAGAGGAAATCACGGAAGCAAGTGCAAAAATTGCTTACTTAGCTTGGGAGCAAACTGTAGAAGAAGAACAACTCTATATTGAAGAACAAGTTCTAGCACAATTAAATCTAGAGATAGAACTAGAGTTCCCAGCTACTTTACAAAATGAACTATTATCGGATAGTTCTAAAAGTGAAACAATGCAGGCAGCTACTCAAGAAGATACTGAAGTGACTAACGTGGGGGTTCAATAATGGTAGGATTTAAACCAAAAGTAAAGAAAAGAAGAAAAACCGGTGGACTATCCACAAGAGAAAAACTCGCAAGTAAGAATCCTGCTGCTAGAGCCGAGGGAAGACGAGAACTTGCCGGTCGTAGTGCAGGAGAAAGACAATCAATAGTTAAAGAAGCTAAAGGATTAACTAGAAGAAAAGGTTTTGTTGGTCTAGCAAAACCCTCAGAAGTAAGACAAGCTACACAAAAAGATAAAGATTTTACTTCAAAAGCACGTAGACAAGATGTTAAAAGGTTTCCCGCTCAGCGTTCACCTACTCAGCAGACGAATAACCCTCTTTTAGACAGAACTCTTTCTCCGTCTGCTGACGCTGAGCTTAACAAATTTAATGATGAAGTTCAACCTATACAACAAGAAGAAAAATTTGCTACGGGTTTAGATTTGTTCGAAAAAGAATTAGCGGGAACTGCTACTAAAGAAGAATTATTAAGGAGACAAGAAAGACTAGAGGGAGCAACCTTAGGGGGTCTTGCTGCTGCAGCTTTTATTGTACCACTTCCAACAGTAACACCCAGAAGTATTGCAAATACTATGGGGGAAGTAGTAAAAGCAGCTAAAAGTTTAGGGAATGCTGCAACTTCTACAAAAGCACAACAAGCCGCAGCAGGAATCTCTCAAAAAGCAATAAACAAAGCAGTAAGACAAATACAAATAAGAGAAATTGCTATGAATACTGTTAATGCTGCGAAAACTCAAAATATATTCTTAAGAATATATCAAAATAAAGTAGTAAGGGGGACATTAATAGCAGGGGCGGCAGCAGTCTCATTAGCCAAATTTGGTATGGATGTAATGGGACAATATTTGTTTGGTAGCTTTGTAAATGAAGAATCTTCACAGGTTGCAGGTTTTGATTATTCCACTAATTTTGCAGCTAAAAATTATGAAGCGGCAGAAGAAGCACTAATCCAAAGAGAAGCTATACTAGATACAAAAGCATACTCAGATATAAGAAGTTTGATAACTCAAAAAAAGGCAAGAGTAGCGTTTGATAACTTTTTTACATCAGAAAGAATAAAATTGGAACACGATAAAGTAAATTTAAAAAAGGCAAAAGAAAAAGCAGCAGAAGATAGAAAAAAATTAGCTGCTGCAAGAAATCAAACTAAAACTAACACTACAACAACAAAAAAGAAACCAACAAAGACAACAAAAGAACCCAAAGAAACTGACGAGGAGATTGCAGAAAGAGCAAGAGTAATATCAGGAACTTCTAAAAAAGTTAAACCAAGTAGGTTCGGATGATGGATTACACAACAGTTATATCAAATGTAGGTTTTCCTATAGCAACTGCAATTTATTTAATGTTAAAATTTGAAAAGAAAATTGCAGAAAATACTGAAGCACTTAACCAACTAAAGGAAGTGATAGTACAATGCAAGAAGTAAATAGGTGGTATATATGGAAGAGGAAATTAAAGAAGATAATAAAGAGGAAAGTAAAAAGGTCGAAATGTCCGTTTCTTCCATTGAAGAA